CAGTGGGCGCAGTGACTCACCCTGTGCGCCCCCGTTCCGGGCAACAGGAATAATCGCGCCAGGTACGATGCGAATTGTTTGCGGATTCAGCACACCGTCATCAGCTGCTGTATATACACCCGACACAGCGAGCGATGCATTCTTGAGTACCAGCTCTTTGACTTTGTTGAGTGTCTTGATGTCAGGCAGCGCAGTCACCAGTGGACCGCGACCGTACACCTCACCTGGTACCTTCATGAATCGAGAGACGATCCAAGGGGACACGTCCATTGTTCGATAAACAAGCTCTGCATTGACCTGTACTGACTTGGTGCCGTCTTCTGACTTGTCTTTCGGCCAGATCAGGTGATAGCAGTAGATGTTCTCGTCAGTGTTGAATACAGTCGCCTCGATCAGATCAATCTCTGCTTCAGGCTTTTCCTGAATCATCTTCTCAAGCCGAGGTGGAATATCAGCATCAGGCCACTGGCGTTGAATCGCCTCTGCACGTAAACGCATCTTGCGGTACACATTATCAATCGTACCGTGTGGGCCTTCTTCGAGTGACACTAGATACTGTGGCACCGGCGTAAAGCGAATCGGGGCATCCTCGTCACCTGGCTGTACCAGCATGACAGCTGTACCGACGCAAAGATCAAGCAAGAACTCAGAGATTGCCAGATCAAAGTTTGTTTGCCGAATCACAGCAAACATCTTGTCGGCATAAATCTCTAGTGCCTCGGCAATCTCAGACTTTCGATCTTGTGGAATGTCAGAGCCTGGCTGCAACGTACACCATGACCGATAGGGCGGGAAAAGCGCTGACTGAATGCGGTTCGCAAAACGCTGCGTCGAGTTGATCGCTGTCGCATCAAACACGCGCACCATTTTGTTTTGACCGGGCGTCTTTCCTTCATAGTGACCTGAGTACAGATTGCGCTGAGGCAGCGCAAATTCGTAACACTCCTCATAGATCGTGCGCCAGTTTTCCTTACGCGCATCAGCTTTTTCCTGGCGCTTCAAGATCTCTTGTGGGGTGATACGTGCCATCTTAGTACCCTTTCTTCTCTACGCCTTTAATCGTACCTTTCTGGCGCGACGCATGGTAAACAGATTCACCTTTCTTCTTGCCATATTTCTTCATCATGGCAGATTTGATTGTCTTGCCTTTCTCTGTCATCGGCATATCAAGACTCCTTATGTCGAGCTGCAAAGGCTCTCGCTTCGGCTGGTGACTTAAATCCCCATGCCTTGAGCGCGAGCGCATAACGTGTCGGGCGACCTTGGTCATCCTTCATCTTAGCGTCCATACCAGAGAAGCGAGCAGCAAAAGAAACACGGCGAGGGTCTGTGCCAGAAGAAAGAGGACGCCGTAGGTTACCTCCTTCCTTCCTTTCAAAATGTTTTCGACCAGCCTCATTCAGACCACCTTCAGGATTTTGGTGACGCTTTAACGTCATTAGCCAAGACCACCCAAAGTGCGAGCAAGTTCGCCACCAGCTTGGCCTCCGCGAGCGCGGGAAAGTAGCGAGCGATAACCGCCGCGTCCGCGTCTTGCGCGAGCTGCCGCTGATTGTTCCGCTGCTGCAGCGACCGCTTCGCGGCGCTCACTAGCAACGCCTTTGGCTGCCGTTTGCGCTTGCTTGCGCACAGTTGCCGTTTGCTGTACCGGAGTTTCCCTTTTGATGATTGCCGGGACAATCTCTTTGATAATTGGCGCGTTACTCATAGTTGACTCCTGATAATCCCATTTGTGGCGTTGAACGCATTGGACTCAATAAAGAACGCATACCGCCGGTGCGACGGGCGCGCATTTGCGCTGCGATCCGACGACGCTCATCAGCCTCTTCAGCCTCAGTACGTGCTTCCTGTTTAGCCAGCAATTCTTCCTGGCGCTTCATGGCCGCTTCCTGCGCTGACGTATCAGGCATAGAAGGCTTGAGCATATTAGTCATAAAACCTCGCATACACTAAACTATCCGACCCATCCGGGGCGTATTGCTTCAGTGTCGCCTCAAACTGAAAGTCCAAAAGACGCGCCCAGGCGACAGCCTCTTTGTGCGCAACTGATACCATAATATGCAGTCTGCGTAAATCGAAAGCTGGACCTATGTTATCAAAAAATCGACGTGCGCCCTTGGTTAATTGCATCTTTCTTTTCTTAATTCCAATCGTATCGACCATTAGCCAAGCCTCAGCGACGCCGGGATACATCTGCGAAATCCCAAACATTGCCAGACAGCGCCCGTCTCCGATCACGGTCCACCCATATCCCATCCGACCAAATGCATTGATTTGCTCATCATAGGTTGGCAGGGTGCGCCGGTTGCGATCAGCATCCTTGTACAACTTCATCAACTGAAACTGAGAGCTATTGCATGGCACGACGCGCACGTTCGGCACCTTCAGCCATGTGTAGACATCATCGCACGTCACCATATCGAGAAATCTGTATTGGCCTGAAACTGCCCTTTGGCACCGGCTGCACCATATCTGCCGCCGTAACCCCTGGTCATGACTCGATGCTCACCGCCACCGAGCAGCAGATAGCCAAATGCGTCACCGACGTGCGAATGCTCATTCTTGTTCGGCGCATCGCGGAATCGTTCCTGACCGCCAGACATGGCGACCCGTTTGAAGTGGTAACCGCCGGCCAACGACTTACGCAACCTTTGACAATCTTTATGCACCTGAAGACCAGCTCGCTTGTCAATAAACCGATTCATCGGCATCGCTCCCGCTTCACGGCGCACCTGGAAGTCGTTTGATGCTGTCGGACGCGCATTCAGGCCAATCGTCTTCAGGTGATCAAAAGCAGTCACCTCAAAGATCTCGTCACGCTTTGAGCCGGCAGGGTCGCCCCAGACCAATATATCGTTTTTGCTATAATGCACGTTGATCTCGTTCAAGAGGATCAAGCCGAATCTCTCCAGTCCCATGTCGTCTGTCACGATCTCCCGAAAGATATGCCAAGCGCCGTTGGCCTTTTTCTGACCAAATACCGCCGCCGGAGTCAAACCAAAGTCAAGACCGATATGAATTGGCAGTGTCGGATCAACCTGAATGTCGTCGCAGGACATGACCGAGTCATCGAACTCAGGCCACACCGGACGACCCTCCTGAACATACACATACTGACCGCCGGCATAACAGCGAATCCAGTCCAGGTTCTTGCCACCCAGCTGCTGATCATAGTAGCCAGGTGGTAGGTTGTTGATGTTTTCAGCCTTGGGGCTAACCTTCCAGAACTTACCCGCCGCAGGGATTGCGTCTGGATCGCTGCTGGACACCTCCATCACACCGCCAGGCTGCTTGAAGAACTCCCACTTATACTTGCCGCGCACTGGCTCCCTCTCCGCGAGACGATGCCACCAGTGGTCATCATCCATCGGGTTGGTGTCCATCCAGATACCACGCCAAGGACAGCCGCCGTTTGACTTGGTTGGGTAACGACCGACCCGGTGTGTCAACCCTTGCACGACAGCTAATGGCAGCTCTCTCGCCTCATTGACCCAAGCGCCAGTCAATTCTAACGACAACAGTTTACGCACGTCCTTTGGTTGATCGAGAGCCATAAAGATCACTTCGCAGTCGATCCCAGCTGCATCGCCCCGTGAGGGGAGCTTGATGTGGTGACTGATCGGCGGCGACCAGCGCATTGGTCCCCAGACGTTTTCTGGGAACAGCTCAAGCCATGTCTTAATGGTTGTCGTCCTGAGTTCTGGGTATGAGTTCCGCACGATTACAAACCGAGAGTAGCGGATGCCATCTTTTGGACTCGGCGGTTGTTTGACGGCGCGCAGCATAATCTCAGCGGCGCAGCCGTAAGACTTGCCGGAACCTACCGGACCCATCAAGCCGCGCACAAACGAATCATCATGTAAAAACTTCCAGGTAGTCGGCGCACCTGAGAAATCTAGGTTTAGGCCACCGAGCGCCTCGTCAGAAGAGATCTTCTTATTCGTCGGCGCCCTTCGGCGTCGGGTCGATCTCTGGCTCTGATCCGTCGCTTGTTTCGCTCTCGCCATCGTCTAATACCTCATAGGTTGTTACTTCTGGACCCTTTAGATTGATCCCCAAAATACTTGGTCGGCTATCGCTGTCACTGTTCGGCTCATGCAGCCCGTGATACCTAGCGAGTACGCGCAGGGCCGAGAGCTTGTCATGCAT